TTTCAGTTATTGATGCTGCTACTTCATGGGCAGAGAGCAACAATGGTTTTGTCATCATTGAAACTGCAGCAGGATTAACTGCCGCTAACGCAATCTCTGCAGCAGGAAGTTTGACTGACACCAGTTTTGGTGCGGTTTACTACCCACACGTATACATCTCAGACCCAGTAGGTCGTGGTACAGGTTCACTTCGTTTGATTGGACCATCTGGTGCAGTTGCTGGTCTCTACATGACCACAGATGCAAGCCGTGGTGTTTTCAAGGCTCCTGCAGGTATCCAAGCAACAATTGCAGGTGTAGTGGCTGTAGAAAAGACCTTTACATCTGCAGAACTAGACTCAATGAACGCAAGCACATCACCAGTTAACCCACTTCGCCAGATTCCTGGTGCAGGGCTTTCTGTAATGGGTGCTCGTACATTGAAGCAAGATGGAACAGCGAACAAGTACGTAAATATGCGTCGCTCTCTCATCTACATCCGCAAGCAACTCAAGAACAATACAGAGTTTGCTATCTTTGAAAATAACGATTCACAACTATGGTCACGTCTACGTACTACTCTTAATGTATTCTTAACTGAGTACAAGAATCAAGGTGGACTTCGTGGCGCAACTAACGCTGAGGCTTTCTTCGTCAAGTGCGATGGAGAAAACAACACAGCAACCACAATCGCTAACGGAGAAGTACATATCCAAGTTGGTGTTGCTCTTCAATACCCATCAGAGTTCATTGTCATTGACCTAAGTCAAAAGACAATTAACTAGGCCGAAGGAGAAAATAAATAATGGCAATCGTAAATAGCCGCTCAACGTTAGCAACTGACCCAGTTCGTAACTTTAGGTTCTTGGTAACGTTTAAACCACAAGACACAAGTAACACAGCACTTGGAACAGTGACAATTCCAATGGGCTTTACTTCAGTCTCTGGATTGGCTGTAACAACAGACTCAATCCCATACCGTGAAGGTGGATACAACACCACTGTTCACCAGATTCCTGGTCAAACATCATTCACACCCCTTACCCTGCAACGTGGCGTAATCCTCGGAAGCAAGCAAAACTGGGATTGGATGAAGCAGTTGTTCGCAACTGTACAGGCTGGAGGTTCAACCCTTGCATTAGGTAAGAACTTCCGTTGCGACATTGAAATCGCTGTTCTAAACCACCCAGTTCCATCTTCAGGTGCAAATGTAACTAGCGGAACTGGCGCTGTAACTGGGGCAACCGATGATGTAGCAATGCGCTTTAGAGTGTATAACGCATGGCCTACAACAGTGGCATACTCAGACCTAAACGCTGGTGATAACGCTCTCTATGTTGAGCAAATGACTCTCGTACACGAGGGCTTTGACCTTAACTGGGGTGCATATAACACTGCAACTCCTGCAGCGTTTACAGACGCACCAGAATTCGACTAATCTAACAAAGGAATAAAATGACGAACACAATTAGTGCAGCGGCTAATCCCGCAATGGCAAATAAAGCCGTACAAGATATGATGGCTGAAAAGCCAAAAGAAGTTGAAATTCGCATTACCCCTCCTTCTGACACAGTAGTGACCCTCCCTGGCGGATATATCACATCCGCTGGGGAGGTTACTACCGAAGCAGAGGTTCGTGAACTAAACGGTCGTGACGAAGAAGAGATTTCAAAAGCAACTACTCTAGGTAAAGCGCTACTAACAATCTTAAAGCGTGGAACTGTACGTGTTGGTAATGAGCCAGTCACAGATGCAATGCTAGATAACCTTCTTTCAGGTGACCGAGACATGCTTCTTCTAGGAATCTTTAAGGCAACATTTGGAAACATTGCACACTTGGGCGGCTATTGCGGCTCATGTGCAGAAGCAAAAGATGTTGACATCGAAATCGACAAAGATATTCAGATTAAAGTTCTAACAGACCCTGTTAATGACCGTACCTTTGTTGTTAAGGGTAAGTCTTTGGAGTACACAGTGACTCTTCCTACAGGTATGACCCAAAAGGAACTAATGCTTAGTGCAGACAAAACAGTCGCTGAACTAAACACACTTCTTTTAGAACAAACTATTATTAAAATTGGTGAAGCACCAGTGGTAAGCAAGATTCAAGTACAAAACCTTGGACTAACAGACCGTCGTAAAATTGTTGATGAAATCAACAAGCGGATTTGTGGCCCACAGTTTAATGACTTAACACTTGGTTGCCCTGACTGTGAAGGCGAGGTACAGGTTCCTATTAGTTTAGGTACCTTATTTCGCTTCTAGTCGAATTTCATACTCTCAGTTATTGGCTGAGTGGAGAAATTTAACTGCAATGTATGAAGGTTGGACGTTGACAGAGATACAGGCTCTGACACCGAGAGAAAGAAATAACTGGGCACAAATACACCAGTTACAGAGTTAAGGAGATGACATGGGTTACGCCGCAGATGTAAAAGCATTAACTGCTGACATCTCCAAACTTACCAACCAAATTAACGAGATGAACGTTGCCATCTCAATCGCAGGAAAAAGTTCTGTTGGTATCTTTGCTGCTGTTCGTGGAGCGCTTAGCGGCGGTGGTCAAAAGGGCAACGGTAGTGCTGGAAGTAATCGTCTTGCGGCATCATTTGGGTACTTACAAACTCCACCACCTGTAACCAGTATGGACGGTGGAGGACAGGGCGGTAAAGGTGGTGGCGGTACACATGCAAAAGCACCTAATGGTGGTGGAGCAAACTTTAGCGCTTTAACAAGTACCTATGGTCAAATGGGTAAGGCTGGACTGGTTTCATCGGGTCTGCAAGCGGCTGCATCTGTTGGTAGCACAATTTACAACATGGTTCCAGACTCTTCTGGAGTTGTAAACCGTGCTGGCTCATACTACCAAGCAGCCCTTCGTTCTCCAGGTATGGGCCGTGCAGGATTAGCACAAGCGACATTTAGCGCTCTTCGTGGTGGTATTACAAGCATTGGCTCTGATGCCAATGTTGGAAACATTCTTGCTAATGCTGGTTATGTACCAGGTGGAGTTGATTATCTTGCTGCATCTCGACAGGTTCGTGGAGCAGCAACATACCTAGGAATGCAGAACGAAAACGCTGCATCTGCAATCGCTGGTATTCAAGGTGGGCCAATGTCTGCTCAACTTTACCAGTACGGCATTACAACTATGGATGACAAAGGAAACGCAAAGAGTGTTGGAGATATTGCACAACAACTCTTCAAGGTAATGTTCCCTGCAGGAGCAACAGCCAAGGGCGTACAATCTTCGATTCGTAGCGGTTACGCAAACTTAAACCTACAAGGTTTAGGAATGAATACTGACCAACAACAGATGATTAGCCAAGCGCTCATAGATATTGCTGCAGGTAAAAACCCAGACCTTGCTTCTGCTAAATCTGCTTCTGGAAATCAAAATCCTTTTGACCCAATGTTCCGTGCAAACACTTCCTCTACACAACTGCAAGGTGCAACAGAAAAGAACATTATCTCTGGATTAGGCGCCGCAGCAGGAACTATTGAAACTTTTAATCGTAATATGGAAGGCATGATTGTTTCTCTTTCTACCTTTAAGGGTTACTTAGATGGTCTTAGTGGAAACCCACAGGGTGCCGCCCTTAAAAAGGGTGGAATGGACCTTTTCAAAGTAGGTAAAAAAGTTCTTGGTTTCGGAATGATGGCTGTTGGTGCTGGGCTTACTCCGTTTACTGCTGGAACAAGTGTTCCACTAATTGCTGGTGGTGCTGCCATAGCGTTTAGCGGTGGAGGTACTCCAGGTTATGGCTCATCTTTTGGTGGGCGCAATATGGGCTCAGGAAAAGGAGCCAGTAGCCTAGTTAGTTATGGCTACGGTGCTCGTGAAGCACAGGGTGGAAACTGGAGCAGTACTGGTGGAGTTCACCAAGGAACTGACTATGACGTTCCATCTGGAACTCCAGTTGTAGCAGTAAAAGAAGGAATTGTTTCAAACACAACTTTAAGTGCGGATTATGGTCAAGCAGTAATTGTTGACCATGAAGGTGGTTACTCATCTATTTACGCACACTTAAGCAGCAAACAAGCAACGCCTGGAACTCGTGTTTTTCAAGGGCAAGAACTTGGTAAATCAGGTAAATCAGGTAATGCTACTGGTCCTCACTTGCACTTTGAAGTTTGGCATGGAAATAACAATCCAGTAGACCCAGAAAACTTAGAGGGTTCTGGGTTACCTGTTGCAACTGGTTCAATCAGCGCTTCAGGTTCAGGATTTGGCGCTGCAAACTCTCTTGCAGGGGTAACTAACGTTCAAAACGTTCTTGGTGGAGTTGCAACAAGCGGTGGTGCAATGTCTTTTGCAAAGGGAACTGGTGACAAGAAAACTTGGGCAACACAGTTACTGACAGCCATTGGTGCTCCAATAAGTGAAAGCAATATTACTGCCTTAACTACTTGGCAACAACATGAAGGCGGTCACTGGAACAACAGCGCAAGTTTTAACCCATTAAACACAACATTAGATATGGGTAACTCCCAAAGCATGAACAGTGTTGGAGTAAAGCGCTACAACTCTTGGGATGAGGGAATTAGAGCAACAGTTAATACTTTAACTGGAGCAAAAGCAGAGGCTCGTGGGTATAGCGCAATTGTGAATGCACTAAAGAGTGGTGCAAGTACAGAAACAATTTTAACTGCGGTAAGTAACTCAGCATGGGTAACTGGTAAAACAGGTCAAAACTCGTACAAAGGATTTAGAGGTGGAGGAACACCAGGTTCCCCTGGAATTCCAAATGCTAGTGCTATGGATGGGATTGTTACTCCGTCATCTGTATCTGTTTCGTCTCCTTCTGGCGGTAATAACGTTGTAAACTTTAACGTATATCTACACGATGTTTCTGACGCTCAAGCAATGCTTTGGGCTAAAAAAGTTGAGTCTTACATCAGCGGTAAAAAAGAAGTTTCTGCTATAGGAGGTAAATAAAAATGCCAGGTAGACGTACCCCTCCAGACCCAAACTATAAACTTTACGGTCAGTACGGTGGTAAGGCTAAGTATGAGGCTGCCCTAAAAGCACGTAACGATGCTAAAGCCGCTGCAAAAAAAGCGGCTGGAAACACTGACACCGCTTACTATAAGGCTAATGAAGGTTTGTACAACCTTTTAAACGCACCTGGGTTTGGGTTATACGTTCAACTGAATACTGCAAAAGAGTATAACAACACTGCTGATATTGCCAGGTTAACTGCTGAGATAAACAAAACTAAAGCAAAAATAAAAGATAACGCAAATAAAGCATACCTTTATTTAGCAACGATTAAAGAAGCACAACAAAAATTTGAAGAAAAAAAAGTTGTCCCTGCAAAAGGTGATGGTGTTAGAGGCACTGGAGATTCAGATATAAAACCTCCAACAGTTTTTACAGGAAAATGGAAGTTTAACGCACCTATGATTAATAAACTTTCTGCTCTAGACAAGAACGAATTGCCAAAAATGGTATCTGATGGCTCAAACATCGAGGGAGACGCAAAGTTATTTTGGACAAATAACGAAAACGGTGGGGGTAAAGGCACCATTCAAATGGACCGTCAAACCAACACTTTAGAAATTTTAGCGCAAGCACAGAAAGCGTCTAAAACACCTAAACAATTTGACCCAAATTTTTACGGGTTTAAGTTTCACTACAACCCAACAACAGTAAACATGACTTGGGCTGGAATGGCTGGAGCAAACCCAGTGTACGAGGCTGCTGGTCTTGACCCTGCTATCCCTTTTGCTTCAAACCTTTTTACTGGAACTGTTAACTTTACAGTTGTGTTAAACCGAATTCAAGACTTAGCACTTTTGAACAAAGACGGAACGTATAAAACTGGTTCAAACCCATACGCTCCAGTAGAGGTTAGTCCAGAAGACAGAAAACTTATTGCAACAAAAGGAACTATGTACGATTTAGAGTACCTGTTTCACGCAATGCATGGGTTTATGACTTCTACAAACTTTCAAAGCGTTCTTATGGGAGGAAAAACAAACGACCCAGGATGGCTACCTGTTCGTCCTGTAGAACTTCATTTAGGTAATAAATTACGTTACCGTGTAAGAGTTAGTGGACTTGAAGTTAATCATAGAATTTTTTCTTCACAGATGATACCTATTTTTTCCGAAGTATCATTCTCATGTATGCGTTACTGGGATGGAAAAATAGGTCCAGACCCAAAGAAAAATACTAGTGGTGGTGGCGGCGGCGGCGGTAGAACTGGAGCGCAAGTAAGATGATTTATTTAGACAGCAGATACTCAGATGGAGTTCTTTTTATAGCGCAAGAGCCTAAGTCTGAAAACTATACCCTCACTGTTTTTCGCAAGTTTCCAACTTACAACATAGCCTATTACTGGTATGAAGTAACTGAAAACGACAGGATTGAAGAGATTGCTGGAAAAACTTTAGGTAAACCTCACCTATGGTGGCAAATTATGGACATCAATCCAGATGTTCTTAATCCTTTTGACTTAAAGCCAGGGTTGCAGTTAAGGATTCCTCGTGAATACTAGAACTCAAAATCGTTACGGAACTAACTTCCAAGTTATATTCCCAGATTTTCCTACGTTTAAGCAAACCCCTCAATGGTTTCGCCTTACCCAAGAACAAGGAAAACAAGATGTCATTGAAATTTCTTACGCATCTTTTGACAATCATTTTCAAAGCGCATTTAAAACTGGGGTAATGTTTAAAGTTAAATGGGCTACTGAATACGCAAAAAATGAATGGGTAGGATATGTGTACAACGGTGACAGCACTACCCAAGCAACTGTATCCCGCAACGTTATGCTCCGTGGTGTTGGTGCTTCTTTCCCCCTAAAAGAAGGTGGAAATAAAATATGGAAAAACAAAACTGCACCTGAAATTGTCCAAGATATTTGTAAACAGTACAAACTTAAAGCAGTTGTAGATAAAAGTAACGTTCGTTTTGGTATGCAATCATTGGTTGGAACTACTAAGTGGGAAAAAATTCAAGAACTTGCAAATAGAATTGGGTTTCAAGCACACGTAAGTGGAACAACTCTTTACTTCCAACGAATTGACAGAATGATTGACCAATTTATGTCTGTTATCCCAGTTATGTCTTACAGTGATGGAAACGTAAACTCTGACACTATGGTTAAGGCACAAACTTTAGACCATTTTACAGCAAAACTTGGTGACATTTCAGAGATGAGTTCAAACAAAAAAACAGATAAAGTGTTGCATGGAATAGACCCTGTAACTGGAAAAAGCCATACTCATACTGCAAAGCCAACTAAAGTTGGAAAAAACGTTAGGGAAAATGTTCAAGAATCTTTGTTTAAAGAAGTTTCTACAACCGTAGTTGCAGAGTCACGAGCATTGGCTAAAGAACTCTCAGAAGGAATGGCTCATCTTGGAAGATTTTCTATGGTTGGTCATGGAAAAGGACAGGGTGACCCACGAATTGCTCCTTATAGAACTGTAGAAATTAATGGTACTGGTAAAAACTCAGATGGCTTTTGGGTTGTAAAAAGAGCCGAACATTTTGTTACTTTTGATGGTCGTTACACAATAGAGTTTGACTGCATGACTGATGGAGTTGGAAAAAACAAGGGTGGTGTGTTCCGCAAAACTCAAGCATCAGTAGTTGGTACTCGTGATGTGGCTTACGAGATGGCTACAGGTGGAAAACAAGCCCCTTCAACCCCTACAATGAGCGTTAGACAACCTTTAGTAAAAGAAACAAGTGGCGGGTTCAATACTAGCCTTAGCAGATGGGTAGGTAAATAATGGCTGAGTTAGCGTTAACTATACCTTTTTCAATAGACCCTTACGGAAACGTAACGACTACTACAGACCAATCAAAAATTTGGGCAGATAGAGTTCGATTTGTCATTGGCACAAATTTAAGAGAGAGAATTTTAGACCCTGAGTTTGGAACTTTGGTTCCTTCTGTGTTTATGGAAACCGCAGATGTTGCCAACACTACTCTTGAGTCAGAAGTTGAGCAAGCATTTCAATCTCAATTAGAATTACTTGAGTTCAATAGCGTTGACACATCGTACGATGAGTATACAAACACTACAAACGTCAGCATTGTTTATGGCCTTCCAAATGGGGAGATTACAAACACAGTAGTTGCGGTTTCGTTTATCAGTGGAAATAACATATCTGTAGAGGAAAATATATGAGCATAGTCCCACCAAGTGATATCCCTATTTCGTTAGACTACACGGGTCGTGATTATTACTCGATTCGTGAACAACTAATTGCACGTATTCAAGACCGATTGCCAAATTGGTCTGCCTCTAACCCCGCTGATTTTGGTGTTGCTATTGTTGAAGCATTTGCGTATATGGGTGACTTAATGTCGTACTACATTGACCGAAATGTTAATGAGTCGTTTATTGCTAGCGCCACTCAAAGAGACAGCGTCCTTAATATTGCTCAAAGTTATGGGTACATTCCATCAGGGTACCGACAAGCAAACGTTACATTAACATTTACAAACTCTTCAGAAACAGATGTAATCACAGTTCCTGCAGGAACTGTAGTTTCTGGTGACGTCATTATTGGAGATACAGTTAACACTGTTTACTTTACAACTGACTCAGACGTGCTTATTGACCCAGATATTGACAACGGAATTGCAGACATGACAGCAAAAGAAGGTCGTAGTGTCACACTAGTTTCAGATTACGCTAATCAATTTGGAGAACTTGTAGGTACTTCTGAAGGAACTCCAAATCAATCTTTTGTGTTGGGAGAAAACCCAGCGGTTGACGGTACGCTAGAAGTATACGTTCAAGGTGGTGCTTCTTATTCTAAATGGCGTCAAGTACAGCACTTAGTAGATGCTAATCCTTTTGACCAAGTGTTTACCGTAACAAGTGATGGAGACAACAACCTTTATGTTAACTTTGGAGACGGTGTATCTGGAGCAATACCAGTAAATTTTTCAGAGATTAGAGTTCTTTACACTGTAGGTGGTGGTGTTCTAGGTAACGTTACTACTGGAATTCTTACAAACATAGAGTATGTTCCAGGGCTTTCAACAAATGATTTGATTGCTTTCCAAGCAATTATAACTGTTACTAATGACGAAGTAGGGTTTGGTGGTTCTGACCCAGAATCTTTAGAAGAAATTCGTTATGCTGCGCCATTGACTCTTCGAGCAAACACTCGTGCAATTACTTTGCAAGATTTTAATAGCCTTGCTCTTGGAGTTACAAACTGCGGTAAAGCAAATGCAGTTTCAGACATTTGGACTTCTGTAACACTCTACGTTGCGCCATCACGTAACCAAGGAGACCCAGATTTACAGCCAGGACTTGACGAAAACCAAGACACAACAATTGAGTACGACACTTTGGCTTCAGATGTAGAGACCGCTTTGGCTCCAAATCTTCTTATTGGAACTTCATTGACTGTTCAACCTCCTGTGTATGTAGACATTGTTCTTACCGTTCAGTACGCAAAACAGCCTCAATACACTACAGCAGAAGTTGAAGCGTCTATTAAATCTGTTCTTACAAACTTTTACGGGTATTACTACAACACTTTTGGTCAAACAATCTATGTTCAAGACATTGAGACAACGTTAAACAACAACGTTACTGGTATCAAAATTGCTAAACTCATCAATTTACACAGACCTTTGGGAAGTGGTTTAAACACATTAGTTGGAGACCCAGATGAAATTTTCCGTATTAAAGAAGATAACATCAGCATAGGACTTCTTTCTTAATGTCAACAGGAAGCCAAACTTTTTCTGGTGTCTATAGGGCTACAGTTGTCAACAATAGGGACCCTAAAAAACAACGAAGGCTACAAGTAGAGTTAACTACTTCTGTTGGGCATTTTACTGACTGGGTGTGGCCTATAGAACCTGCAAACATAAGCACTGAAGTTCCTGAAATTGGTCAAGGTGTTTGGGTTCACTTTCAAGCAGGAGACCACGAGTATCCAACATGGTCTGGTTCGTTTGGGAAGCACAAAGGAGAAAGCAAGCGCCTTTACATCAAGGCTCTTCCTAACTCTGTAAATATCTCTACCTTGACTGATTACGTCAAAACTGTAAAACAAGTTGATGGAACAACGGAGATTGATTTAATGAGTACTTTAATCGCTATGGCAAATGAGTTAAAAGACCATGAAACCAGAATTGCTTCTTTGGAGAGTCAAATCACTCAAAAAGCAAACATTAGCCATAGCCACCCGTAGTTAAGGCAGTAAATTAAAGGTAAAGACGAGAAAATACAGATTGATATTGAGAGGATAACCTAGTGCCAACATCACCCTTATACCCAGGTTCTGTACGTAACTTCGGGTCTGACGTTGTTAACTTTACGGACACCATTTTGGCTGACCACGTTAACATTCTTCGTGCCGAGGTTAACTCTGTTCAAACAGTTCTTGGAACATACTTAACTCTTAGTTCTGGTTGGACTGGTTCGTTTACCCGTCCTACTATTTCTTACACTTGGGATAGCCTAAAAGACCGTCTTGCAAACATTGAGTACGGTTTAAATGTTGCTTACTCAGCAAGAACACCTACTGGCGGTACTTCTGGTCAAGTTCTTGTAAAATCTTCAAGTAGCGATTACGATTTTGCTTGGACAACTTTTACTGGTCTTCCTTCACAGTCTGGTAACAGTGGAAAGTATTTAACAACAGATGGAACTAATGCTTCTTGGGCTACAGTAGCCGAAAGTTCTGGTGGAGCAAACGAATTTGTCCTAATGATGATGGGCGCATAAAGAAGGGCATTAAATGTCAAAGTATGGATATTCCATATATGGTGTTAATAGATACGGTCTAACACCTAAACTTGCGTACTCAGTTGAACCTATGGGTATCAACGTAGTTCAATTTAATCAAGTGTTTGTAACGTGGCAATTGCCTATTGGTGATTTTACTCGTTTTCGTGTTGTTCGTAATCAAAATGCTTGGCCTGAAACTTCTGAAGATGGAGTTATTATCTATGAGCAAAACTCATTAGATGGGTCAAGTCTTGAAGGTTCTGTTGCTGCTTCATCTTTCTTAGATGGAGTAGATAACCCAACCGAAATACCTATTAATACAGGTCGCCATATTTACTATCGTGTTTTTCTATACACTGATGAAGATGTTTGGGTAATAGCAGGACAGATAAGTGATGTTGTCCCAGAAAATACTGGAGCAATTACAAAAATGATGGATTTGCTACCACGTGTGCTAACTAGTTCTGTGTTAAGTCCTTTAGGAGTTATTGACGAAGCGTCAGACTTATACAAATTTTTAGACGGCTTGGCGTTTTCTTACGAGCAAATGTTGACAGAAATTGCATTAGCACGTCCTGCACATAACTTAGAAAGTTCAAACTACAACACTATTCCTGGAGAAGTTTTAAACGTTGGGTTAAACCCTGAGCCAAACCTACCTATGCTTAGGCAACGTGCCCTTATTCGTGAAGCAATACCTCTTTACGGAAATAAAGGCACAACTTTAGGTGTATCAAGTTACGCAGAGTCACTAACTGGTTTTGCTCCAACAGTTACTGTTTCTCCCAATTTAATGCTTACTATTCAAGACTCTACCTTCTATGAAAGCGTTGGACGTTGGGCTGCTTCTAGTGCAACAATTTCATCAACTGATGAGATGGTTCCAGATAATGCTGATAACTCTATTGATTTGGTTTATACCCTTAAAGTTATAGCAGCAACAACTAGTGCCAGTATTTCTTTAGGATTAAGTGCTCCAATTAAACAAGGAATACCAATAAGCCCAAGTACCGAGTACGTATACAGGGCAAACATAAAGTGCCCAGCAAGTGGTAGCGCAACGTTAAAAATAGAATATTACGATAAAGATGGAACTGTAATCTCAAATGTTACACAAGCAATTTCTGCTACAAATTCTTGGCAAACAGTTAGTAAAACAAACACATCTCCAAGCAATGCTTCCTATGTAGTTTTGTATATTTTATTTGGTACAGCAACTACATATTTTGTAGACATGGTTTACGTTGGCGCTACTCCTTTTGTGGAATATGACGAAGCACGGGCTGTAACAATTAACCTTGCTCCAACACTAGAAAATTATGTAGAAAACCCATCGTTTGAAGTAGATGATAGCAATTGGACTCTTACAGGCTTAACATTTACCCAAGATGCAGATGTTTCACTGATAGGTTATCCAGGTTCATCTAGCGGAAAGTTTGTTGCTTCAGGTGCTTGGACATTAGACTGCGACTCAAGTTTTCCTGTAGAAACAGGTATTTACTTTAACGTTTCTCAGTATATGAAATCAGCAAATATAACGAATGTAGATGTCACTCTAGAAGTATATGATGCTAATGATGACCTTGTAGATTCTGAAACTGTTTCTCAAGAAGTAACGGACACGTGGGAAAGAACCTACACCTCTATCCTTATTCCAACTGATTCAACAGCAACATACGTAAAGGTTAAGTACGAAGGAACTGCTGGAACCATTTACATAGATATGGTAATGGCGCAAGACACGATTGCTCCAACAGACTACTTCGATGGCTCTATGCCAGAGTTGATAGGGGCAATTTGGGAAGGAACGGCACACGAGTCAGCCAGCCTTTACTACCCAAATAAATCTACTAAGATTCTACGCCTTGCCCAAACCTTAAACGATTGGGTTCCTCTGAACGCTTGGTGGCGCATTATTACCCCTGCAGGATTGGAATATACCAACTTAGACGTGTAGGCTCTGCCTCATGGTTGACTATATCCTTGCTTCTTTAATGGTGGGCATGGCTCTCACTTATATCCTAGAACTGATTGATTTAGGCTTTGTTTCACGGGCTTCACTCAATAAGTTCTTAACTCTACCCCTTAGCATTGGCGGATTTTATCTGCTAGGTTATTGGGACACTTCACTTGTAGTAGCAGTTCCATCATCAATCTTTGTTGCGCTCTACATTGGGAAACAACTCAACAAACCAGCACAGGTAGTAACACCACGACTACCCCGACTATAAAGAGGGCGCTATGAACATTGCAGTTATATCTTTCAAAGATGTTGACGTAACACTTGGCATTCAAGAGTTAATCCAAATGTATGCAGAAGATAAACCAATAATTTTTCTTCCCTTGATAAAGCCAGATAGCCTCTTTACTCAAAGTGTTATTGAAACGTGCCAAGCAAACAACATTGAAGTTCACTGTTTCTTCCCTAACGCAAATGGGTTTGAAGGTCTCCTTAATCAAGCAGATGACATTATCCTCACAGACAACCCTGTCAAAGAAGTACTTCGTCAGTTGAACGCAAACGACTCACTTGGCATTGTGTGGGATGATTCGCCGCAGGCCCATTTTGCCTTGCACTCAGTTGAAGACCTTGCCATTGACGTTTGGGATATCACAGACGGACTTGACCCAATCGAACTTGAGCCAGATGAGTACGAGGGCATGGACAGCCGTGACCTTCACGACGCTATGCACAAGCACCTAGGAATGTTTGTAGATTTGCTGGCTGCTTTTGTGGCGGAAACGGTTATGGACTCTTTGAGCGAGGCAGTAGCCCAACACATCATTGAGGCAGAGACCAAGCGTGACGTTTCTCCCTTTAAGGACGAGGACTTAGACTAAGCCCGTGCAAATGCCACCAGAGGCTTATTCAGCCAACCTGACCGATTACCAGTTCCGTCTCTTAGCCGTGCTATGCCATTTAGCGGGCTCCAGAGGCTCCCTACGCATCTCCGCAGGTGAATTGTGTGTACCGAGTGGCAACGTGCATGTGAAGACCGTCAGAAGGGGCCTCAAAGCCCTAGAAGAGGCTGGGTTCATTTCAAGGACAACGATGAAGAAGGGGGGTGGACTCCAGGGTCCATCCCTAATCAAGATAGGGAATCGTACTGTCCACCCAGCAGGGAACTCTAATGTCCACCCAACACCTGGTAAGGTGACTAATAGTCGTAATAGCCATATAGCCAATAAGCCATTAGTACCTAATAGCCAATCTAGTTATAAATTAAAAGACTCTGAATCGAAGATTCAACTCAAAGAAATACAGGTCCCTATGAGAAAATATGAAGATGATGGAGACAATTTGGCAGGCTTTGGACTCGTTGAACCCAAAGATGCCCCACAGCCCAAGATACGTCGCTCCGACCCTAAGACACGAGGTCGCCGCCCAGAGCACGAGTGGACACCGATGGACGTTGCTGCTGAGTTTAGTTTCCAAGTTGGTCGCAAGTACCCCCTCCTTCCAGGAACTGTCAACGTCAAGACGTTATCAGGAGCACTCGCAAAGTTTAGAAAGCAATACGAGACCACCCCACTCATCGAACTAGAGTTGCTACGCCTGTTCATGGCGGATGAAAGTAACTTTAGGAATATTGGCGACGAGGCACCGTTCCTCTACAAGATGTTCCTATCTTCTTTTGGCAAGAAGATGAACCAAGCAAGAGAAAACCTCGGCCTCGGCAGAGTAAACGCCAAATTAGACACAGAGCCAACTTCTGCTAGGCTGATTGCAAGTGACGGACGTACTTTCCAGAATTCACTCTCTGGTCGTGCACAGTTAGAGCGTCACGAGAAGAGGCTCAGTGACAAACGATGAGTTAACAGAAGCGTTGTTGAGTTTATTTGAAAAAGGCGCTATCAACGTTACCTATGACGAAAACTTAGAAGCACGTTTTCAGATAACAGAAGAAGGAAAAGCAATAATGGAACATTGGAAAGACCTATGAACGAAATACTTGGGTATTTATTCATTATCGTTTCAACACTAGTAGTATCAAACCTAATCACAGGAGGAATCCACAAATGGCGAAAAAAGTAGCGGCAAAGTTTGTTGCAACTATCGAACTAAATCCTGAGAAGGCTGGCGGTTGGTTAGCAATCGTTAGCGTTCAGAAGGAAGCAGGAACAGGCATCAACTCAATTCAACCAGCAGAAGGTATTAGCGAATACTCTTCTTGGAAGAATGCGTCAGCAGCAAAGCGTTGGGTCAAGACAATGGTCTTGAAGCACACACCTCGTAAGTCAGTCAAGATGGCTGTTACAAAGGAAAACAAAGAGACAGGTAAGCCAGTAGCACTTGCTGGAGTTCTTGAGTACAAGGTTGACGCATAATGGCGAAGATGGACCAAGAACTTCTTACATATCCAACAGATAACAAATTTCTTCGTTTCTTTGGAGACACTATGTTGCTTATTGGCTCATGGTTTACACATTTAGGACTTCGCTACGGCGGGGTCTACGAGTACGAGTTTGAGGACACTTATAACTAATGTACGACGTCAACAGTCTGTCACCCGTTAAGAAGCACTGGTTGCTTCGTAACTCAAACATTCCACATCGTTTCATAGGTTTAGAGCCACAGGACATCATTGACCGTGCTGGCTCTTTTCCTGATGAAGTAAGTAACTGGATTGATGATGTGGTAAACGGACATGTTGTAAAGCAAATTGGCAACATCGGAGTCAACGGAGTTGGGCTTGTCTTCGATGGTGGTCCTGGGATAGGAAAAACAACCCATGCCGTAGTCGCCGCTATGGAAGTCATCCGTCGGCTTCCTAACGAAGATGGGAAGGCTGCTCGCCTTCTGCAAGTCAACCCATCTGACTACGGCATTAGGTTGCGCCCTATTTACTACATGACTTATCCAGAGTTCCTGTCACGAAAGAAGTCAACCTTCGATGCTGACGGAGAAGATAAACGGGAGATGAATTATGAAATTGATGGCTTACATGGTCGTTCTAAGTTTGATTGGCTCAATGTTCGCATTCTTGTTATTGATGATTTAGGAAAAGAATACGGCTCTAAATACGACGATACTTCTTTTGATGAAATCTTGCGACTTCGTTACGACAAGGGTTTACCGACAATTGTTACTACTAACGTTCGCTTAGAGAACTGGGAAGCAAAGTACGGAGAAGCAATGGGCAGTTTCGCCAACGAAGCATTCGTAAGAGTCCCTATCATTGGTGCAGATATGCGAGGCGCACAATGAAAGGACCTCAAGTGAGTTCTGCTTGGAGAACAGTTCAGCAGTTTATCTCTGCTCAAGGTGCTGGCATTTTTGAGGTTGAAGTAGAGACAGATACCAAAGACGTTCGTTGCACTTGCCCCGTGTATTCAAAGAGGGGTTCTTGCAAACACATTCAGTTTGTTAACGAAAAGATTAAACACACAGGTCATTACTCCATTTTGGTTCCCAACGAGATACCTGAAGAGATGGCACTTGAAGCAAATACAAACGCAGACAAGTTCAGAGAGTTTGTAGTCAAGTACGCCAAGATAGAAGTACTATGAAAGGCGGGGACATTTCTAATGTCTCCTCACCGCAGGCTATTGTAACTACAGACGTAGTAGTTCGCCTTAAAGAAGAAGAGTCTCGCAAGTTACTCATAAAGAAGACTGAGTACAAAGTTGGTGACCTTGAAGTACTTCCCCTAAATAAGTTATGGCGTGTTTCTAGCGACTACGGACTTTCTTTAGAACTTGCAGGGTTTGAAGATGACGGGTGGACAGAAGAGTTATTAGAACAGGCGTTCGAAAAGTTTGAACGTAGAGTTGTTAACCCCTTTAACTACTGGCAACTTTATGAGAACCGCCTTGAGGTGGTAGGGTTACTCCCCTATAGACCGAACTTAAAAGCGGTCATAGACATTTCAGACCGAGTTGCAATGTACGGGTCTGCGGGTGTAGAAATAGGTAATATCTAGTCCTTGAGGGAGGGCCAAATGTCATTCAGTATTGCAAACACCAATTGCCCAATGTGTCATGCAAACACAATCGAAAGAATTTATGTAAATAGCAATTCCTATTTACAGTGCAGAGAGTGCGGGGAGCGGTGGAAGTAGATGTCAGCAGATAATGAACATCGTTTAGTCAGCAAGGTAATCAAAGACCGAGAGATTACCCCCGTACTACAACGTGGCGTTGGCGATGTTTGGTTTCTAGACGACGATAACCGCAAGGTGTGGCAGTTCTTACGTAAGCACTACACCGAGTACAACGAAGTACCAACAGGTACCACCGTTAAAGACCATTACCCTAACTACAAAATTCTTGATGTAGAAGACACCATTGATTATTTATTAGACACGATGGTGGACTTCCGTCGTCGTATGTTGACTCGACAAGGTTTAGAGAACGCAGTTGAGCAGTTACAAGAAAACAACCACGATGCAGCGCTTCTTGCTATGGAAGCAACCATCACCAAAGTCAACGAGCAAGGTGTACTAGGTACTCGTGAGATTGACCTTAGTAAGAACACGCAAGAGCGTTACGACCAATACCTATCCCTCAAGAATGAAGAGTTCTTAGGTATTCCAACAGGGTTTTCAAAGATTGATGAAGCAACCGCAGGTTTGCAGGGCGGTCAATTAATCACCGTTATTGCGCCACCTAAGACTGGTAAGTCACAGGTTGCATTGCAGATGGCAATCAACGTTCACAAGTTAGGTAAAGTCCCAATGTTTCAGTCATTTGAAATGAACAATCACGAACAACAGCAACGCCACGATGCTATGCGTGCTCACATTGACCACGGACGTTTGCGCCGAGGTAAGTTAAAACCTCGTGAAGATGACCGTTATGTAGCAATGCTTAACGATATGGAGACTAAGCAGCCATTTCACTTGGTTGACGCAGTTAATGGAATTACAGTGTCTGCACTTTCTGCAAAGATTGAGCAGATGAAGCCCGACATTGTGTTTGTAGACGGTGTGTACTTGATGATGGATGAGTTGACTGGCGAGATGAACACACCGCAGGCAATCACCAATATCACTCGTGCAATGAAGCGTTTAGCCCAGCGTATTGACCTTCCAATTATCATTACTACACAGACACTTCTATGGAAGATGCGTGCTGGAAAAGTTACTGCAGATTCAATCGGTTACTCATCTTCATTCTTCCAAGACTCAGACGTTATCTTGGGATTAGAGCCAGTTGAAGAGGATGAGAAGATTCGCCTTTTAAAGGTTGTTGCATCCCGTAACTGTGGACCAACAGAGACACCGCTTACATGGCGTTGGTCTACTGGTTGTTTTCACGATGAAGAAGAGATGATGAAGTGTGAGTTCTGTTCTAACTGGAGCGACTTAGATGATGATTGATATTGAAAGAGTATTACTTTCTTTAGACATTTCCCTTACTGCTCAACGTGGTGACGAAGTGCAAGGGTTATGCCCAATGCACAAAGCACGTACAGGTCGAGAAGACCATAAGCCAGACTGGTGGGTTAACACCACTACTGGAGTTCACTTTTGTTTTTCTTGCGGTTACAAAGGAAACATTTATACACTTGTTGCTGACGTCAAAGGTATGGATTACTTTGATGCTAAAGATTATATTGACGCAAGTGAAACCCTGCCTGTGGATGTACTGTTAAGGCGTATCAGAGAATTGCCACAGTACATGCCTCACGCAGAAGAGGTTATTGAGATGAGTGAGGCTCGACTTGCTGTATTTACAGAGCCGCCTGAAGCAGAACTTAAAAAACGTTTCTTGAAGAGGGATGCAGTAATCACGCACCAGGTGTTATGGGATACAAAGAACGAAGCATGGATTACAACTATTCGTGACCCAGAAACCTCAAAGTTGTGATTCTTTAAAAATCAACCAGCAGGAGTAAAGAAGTCTAAAACTGTATTTGGCGTAGAGTGCATGGATGAAGAACGTCCACTCATTGTGGTTGAGTCTCCGTTAGACGCAGTACGTCTTACAGGGTTAGGTCACAACGCCATATCTACATACGGGGCAATCCTAAGCGAAGACCAAGCCAAGATTATGCGACGTGCACCTGTAGTCATTGCGGCATTCGATAATGACGCAGCAGGCAAGAAAGCCTGTGAGCAAATGATGGGGTTTTCACGCAAGTACGGTATGGACTTAAAGTTCTTTAACTACGAAGGCATAGATGTTAAAGACGTTGGGGACATGACAGAGGCTGAGATTGCTATAGGTTTAGAGACCGCAAAAGATAGAGTCTGGGGCAAGGCAGCGTACTTATGATGGACTTACGTGACAAAGATAGGCCATTGCATGTTTGCGTTTGTGGCTCGACTTTGTGGACCGCACAAGTAATGTTTGAAGATGGAGAAATATCTTTGTATATGTTGGATATGAAGTGTTCTCTCTGCGGAAGTTTAGCGACTGCACCAACACCGATAGATAATGTTTAAGGGAACACTATTTCCTTACCAGCCAGAGGCTGTAGACCGAATGGTTGCTCGTAAGAAGATGCTTGTTGCATACGAGATGGGTTTAGGTAAAACTTGTATGACAATTGCAGCCTTGGAAAAACTTAAAGAAAATGGAACCCTTACCAAACCAACTCTTGTCATTGCCCTTTCTAGTTTGAAGTACCAGTGGCAAAAAGAAATAAACAAGTTTTCTGATGATTACGCTTCAGTAGTAGACGGTTCCAAAGGAACTCGTGCTATTCGTTGGATGCGTGATATGGAGTGGGAAGAGCACACTGGCTACATCATTGCTAACTACGAAACCATTGTTGCTGATTGGGATTTGATTAAAGACTATGAGTGGGGTGCAATTGTTTGTGATGAAGCCACCGCTATTAAAGGGTTTAAGTCACAACGTTCTAAAGTAGTAAAGAAACTTGCTAGAAATATTCCTATTAGATTTGCATTGACTGGTACTCCTATTGAAAACGGACGACCAGAAGAGTTGTACAGCATTATGCAGTTTGTTGATGACTCTGTACTTGGTAGGTTTGATTTGTTTGACCAAACTTTTATTGTGCGTAATCATTTTGGCGGAGTTCAGCGCTACCGCAACCTTCCTATATTTCACGAAAAGATGAAACAAGTATCGGTGCGTAAAACACAGAAAGACCCAGATGTAGCACCGTATCTACCCGAAACCATTCATTTAGAACCAGACGTAATTGTGTTTGATAAAGCAAACAAAGAGTTATACGACACCATTGCTGCAGAACTTCGCAGCGATTTAATAACCGCCCAAGAGTTATTTGGAGGTTCTTTTTCTTTAGAAGCGCATTATGGAAGCGGATTCCAGCCAGGAAACCCAGCCGATGAAATGCGTGGAA